TCAAAGGAGACTGAGGAAATGTTAAAAGATAGACGCAAGAAATGGCAGAAAGAGTGCATCAACTTTAGCTGGTCACGCTGTGGCACGATTTGCAAACCAAGAGGCCCAAAGGACAGAGACAGGCGCATTGGCTTGTTTCTCGCCTCAGAGCATCAAACACGGTTTGAATGGGTGCTGCCATGAACCCGCAATTTCTAAACCACATCGCGCAAGACCTTTACGAAGCAGGCTACACACTGACCGCTGAGGATTTGCGCAAAGCTGCAGCAGAAATAGAAAAGCTGCGTTTTGAAATTGTGATGCTCAAAAGCGAATTGAACATGCAAGAGAGGGCAGGGCAATGCTGAGATACCTTCTGGAAATCGCAAAGCGCACCCCTGCAGAGGATTGGTTTGGATGCGTCTTTATGTTCGCTTCGTTCCTCGTTGCTTACTGTTTTTTTACTTAGGTCAAAGGAGACTGACACATGAAAATCAAACTTGAAATCACACTGGACGTCATCCCAGCAAGCTACGCCGCTGCTTATGGCGACTTTTACGACCCAAGGTCAACGCCAAGGGCCATCGAAGAGGATGCGATGGAATGTGCAGAGCAAGCGCTTGCTGATTGGGTGCACCGCATAGGCATTGCTGGGGCAATCCTTGACCCTCAATATGTCGAGCAATCAGCCTTTGAGGTCTGGAATGCTGAACAGGCGGTCAGGCATGACGAATTTGTCTCCTACCTAACACAAGACTGCGAAAAGCATTTAAAGTCAGACATTGACGTGGACCACTACGTCAACACCGTGCTTGATGAAATGTGGACGGGTGTTCGCTTTGAAAGCCCAGACGGAACCCCGCACTATTACGAAATTCCCGCAACAGATACGGCAAACGGACGCCCCGTTGTCGTTTGTCTTTAACCCCAATTAGGTCAAAGGAGACTTACAAATGACTACTGAAGACGAATATACGGTGGGCATTGATGCTGCCCTTGATGCAATGGAGCAAATAAGCGAGCGCATAGATGAGGCTTCAGTCGTTGCGCTGGCTGGCTTCTTAACAACAACCCTGCAATGCACTTTTGAGTTGGCACCAAATGAACAAGCAGCGAATGAGTTAATTCGCACATGCATTCAAAACGCAAAGGAGAGCAACAATGTATAGACACGGTTTGATTACGTATGGTGAAGGCATCCAGAAAGAAGAATATCTGGACATTCTGTCGAATTTGATGAAAGCCTTTGAAGATGTCACACGGTGGGAGATTGAAACCAGCATTGTCTACAGCGCCAAAAACGGCGATGGCAAAAGAGTTTGTGTGCTCCATCTTTTCAATGACCGCGACGATGACGACGATACGGAAACCCTTATATTTCAAGTAGGAGAGCCAAAGAAAGCAGCATGACACCCGATCAACTAAAACAGGCGCGGCGCAAGCTGCGTCTGACTGTGCGCGAACTGGCGCATATCCTAAACACCACTGAGCGCACCTTGCGTAAATGGGAGACGCCATTTGACGACCGACCCGTAAACCCTGTTGCGGCGCGTGTTGTCGAATGGCTTCTCGCTGGCTTTAGACCGCCACAGTTTCCAGATGATGAAGAAAAGTAGGCCAGCGAGCAAACCCGAACTCGCTGGCCTGAGTATGCGCCTCAGCGGGACAGGGAGGAAACCCGCGGGCGCATGAGAGAGGACATGGCGACAGCCTAAACGCCACCTTCTGAATTTCCTAATTTTGCCGCGATAGAATATGCAATCACCAGATAATTGATCTGGTCCAGCATGCTGTCTTCATGCCACCCGTTCAAATCCATCCTTGCGGCCTTCATCTCTGCCATCATCCGTGCCACCTCATAGCCGCTGAGAGGCTCACCAGAGAGCCTTTCGCTTAACACGGCTGTCCACCTGCGGCCTATAGCTTCGTGCAATTCTGAGGCTTCTCCGTAGCTCTCCTGACGGTCCTGCAGTATCGTCTTCGCTTTCGTTAAAATCTGGCTGTAATTCGTGCTTGCCTCTTGTTTCATATTTTGCCCATCCTCTTTCGCTGCGAACCTTCAAATATCCCCTGTCGATCAAGCTGAGTATTCGCCCCCGCGCATCCTCAAGCTCCCAAGCCATGCACCCCGCAATATCCTCGGCGGTCATTGGCGTGGCGTGCGCCTTCATAAAGACCAGCAAGGCGTATTCTGTTTTAGTCAAAGGCTCAGCCCATTGACGCTTAAGTTTATCCACGGGCAGCGCTTGACGTAGACCAAGCTTTGCCGCGCTTCGCTCTCGTCGCATCATCTGTTGACCTAGCTTACGCTCAGACACCATGTTCAAGCTCCCACTTGCGCTGCATGATTTGTCCGCGCTGTGCGTCCGTCCAGTTGTCAAACTTTACACCAAGCACCCGTGACGAATTTGCAAAGCCTTCCAACTCTGCAATTGATAAAATCGTTTTTAATATTTTCTGCAAATCACCACTTTTGCGCCGCAAGACCGTACCACCCCCAACCCTAAAGGGTTTTGGGGATGGTGGTACGCTAGTAGTCTTCTCGTCACATGATGCGTACCAAAGCGTACCAAAGTGTACCATTGCATCTTCTATGCTATTGAAATGTATGCTTTTTCTTTTTGGTACGCTCATGGTACACCGCCCTTAATCTTATGCTTTGGGGCGGTAAGCCAAAAATGGCCTTCATTCTTCGTTATTTGCTGCTTTTGGTACAGCCCTTCGACGGCTCTGGTAAAGCTTTGGCGCTTGTTCTTGGCTTCCGTTTTGCCGTAGAAGTGCTCTCGTATTACGTCCTCTTCAATGGTCCATCTTGTGCCGCTCTCAGGCCAGCCAGCGCCGCTTGGATTAGGTTTGCCGATATGCTCTCCCCAAAGCTGTGTGAAGCACTCCACAAATAGCTTTTCGTTTTTGGTAAGCTTGACCCGCACCTCGGCGCGTCTGTCGTCACTTGCTGGCGAGATGACGCAGCTTGTCACCTGATCGCCGTCTTGATCCATGCCTAAATCAATGACCTTGAGGTCGAAACAAAGCTCCTTGCCCGTCTCCATGTCTCGCTGCTTGGTTGCCTTGGCGGTTCTCAGGCCGCTTTCTTCGTCGGTCCAAAGCTCTATCTCTGTGTCTGTGGCGGCACGTAAGCTTGAGTGGCCTCTTGCGCCGTCATTGGACTTTCCAGAGTGGTGCACGATAGCCACTGAGCATTTTGCGGCTTCCCTGAGCACGTCTGCATTGCTGATAACGGCTGTCATGGCTTCTGGCGCGTTTTCGTTACCGCCAGCCATAGCGCGACTAAGGGTATCTATGACGATTAGCTCTATTTGCCCGTGTTGCTCCGTGACGGCATTCACAAGCTCTATGAGTTGCGGCAGGTCTGCATTTGGGTCCAGCAAGTTGACGGGGCTTGGCCTGATTGCGAGTGGTACTTTGTCAGCTTGGTAGTGTTCAGCAAGTGCCTTGGCTCTATTGCGAAATGCGTTGCCGCCTTCTGTGGCGAGATAGAGCACGACCCCTTGTTTGACTTTGCAGCCGTTCCAATCGCGCCCGTCTGCAATGTGGTAGGCTACGTCAAGCATAAAGAAGCTTTTGCCGACATTGGACTGCCCATAGATGACCCACATTTGTTCTCTGCCAAACCAGCCTTTGACTGAGTAGTTTGACGTTAGCACTGCCTCTGCATCACCCAGCCAGACCAGCTTGTCGGTTGGGTTGGTTGGCCTCACAACCTTAGCCAGCCCGTCTTTCACTGCTTGCAACCCGTGTCTTTGGTGGACATCATTCCAATCTGCGCCAGCTTCAGACGGCACTACGTAGGGCTTATTGCATGCTTTGGCGCATTCGATGCCTTTGCTGTCGTTGTCTCCTGCAATGACTATGGGTATGTCTGGGAAATGTATACTGAAAGCCTCACAAACCGTCTGCAGGTTGGATGCGTCCAGCCCGAATACGCAGGGTCGTTGAGTGGCTTCCCAGACGCTTGCAGAGGTCGCCCAGCCTTCTGCTAGGTAGACTGTGCCGCCATCTGTTAAGCCTTTACCGCATACGCCGAAGACGCCGCCAGTTTTGTCTAAGCCTCTATTGAATTTCTTGATGCCGTCTGGGGTGATGCGTTGGTAGCCGACCCGCTCCTTTTCGGCGTTGAAGAGTGGCACGACGACATCCAGCCCGTCCAGCTTAGCGCCGATAAGTGTGACGCCTTTGCGTTCATGGTAGGGCTGGAATGGGTCTTGTTCTTCGCTAAATTCTGGCGAGAGTTGGACGACATTATCTAAGCTTTGCAGGGGAGCATTCCAGATGGGCCAGCATCCGTCATGCTCAAGCTCTGCGATAATGTCCTTCCAACCCGTGTCGCCACACTGCCTGCAGTGCACTTTGACTTCGCCTTGGTACTCGTTGATCCAGAAGCGGTCAACGCCGCCACAGCTAGGGCAGGGGCCGTGGTATTCTTTGGTCCCCTTGCTGGTGAGCTTTAGGTCATAGCGGGTGATTATTTTGTCGGCCCATTGTGACCAGTATGGTGGCTCTCTGCTCATTGTTTTCATTGTTTCCCTGCTGGCTCTGGGTTTTACACGGGTGCGTAGGTGTTGTCGTCGTCTTGCTCTGCTGCTTTGATTTGCAACTGATCATCCGCATCTGTCTCTGCATCAGAAGGCAGATATTTGATCTCCAAATAAGTTGGATCGGTCAGACTTGTGATGATGTAAAAGCCATGATCGTCGTCGCCAATGTAGCGGTAAATTTTGTTGTTCTCACCGACCACTTCATCAACCTTGTAAACGCCTACTGGCAAGCTTTTGTTGTACTTTGCTGGGTCGTAGGGCTTTAGAGTGAATTGCTTCGTCATTTCTTGGCTCCCCCCTTAAAACGGTATTTCGTCGTCGAAGGTTTCAGACGGTCTGCTTTCAGCCTTCTTGGGTGCCGCTGGCAAGCCGAAGGGGTCTTCGCCGCCAAGTGATACGCTACCGCCGTCATTAGGCGCTGTGGGACTGTCTACAGTGGTATAGTCGTCCATATCGTCACCGCCGTAGATAGCCTCTGTGACTTGCAGTGAGTGCAGTGTGAGGCTTATGCCGTCTGTGCCGTCCCGTGGGTTGGTAGAGGGTCGCATAGTGACCTTGAGAGCGCCTTTTGATCCGCTCCAGAAGTCCAGCTTTTCCAGTGGGTTCTTTTGTCCGTCTATGACGACAGGGGCCGTGTTGTCCTTGCCCTTGCTGGTCTTGGCGTTTTTACGAGCGCGGAACATGATGTCACCATCGTCCGTTTCGGACTGCCCGAAAATGCCGCTGAAGGTTTTCTTGGGTTCTCTTGCCTTGAAGTGGTCAGCCGCTTCTTTGTAAATCTTGCGACCCATTTCTTTGCTGACAGTAAAGTTGACGCCCCAATGCGCGGATGGCTCATGCGGTTCTGCAGGGACGGTTTTACCTTTCTTCTTGTCGGG